GGACTACCATAACGGGTACTACCGACGCCGCAGAAAACACCACATCGTCTGTCACCATTCGAGCAACGGATAACGCCGACTCTTCAGTCTTCTTAGACCGTACGTTTACTCTAAAGGCTGTACCTGATGCACTATACGCGTTTACGTCACACACGTTCACGAACCTTGGTGCCTCGGGACGATACGGGCCCACCGTAAACCAGAATAGTTATTCGGCAGGGTTTTACGGTAATAGTTCGTTTTTTACTCAAGTATCGGGAAAGCAGGGGTTCCAGCTTTGGACCGTTCCTAAAGGCGGAACGTATACAATCAAGGCATATGGGGCGTCCGGGACGAAAACGCCGTACTCATCAACTGGTAGACCCGCCTGGACCCAGGGTAACTTTACTTTGACGAAAGGGGAAAAACTAGTCATTATTGTCGGTCAATATCATAATCACAGCGGTTACCATTACAACGCTGGGGGTGGTGGGGGTGCTTCATGGGTTCTCAAGGAGGATTATGGTGGTTCAGGAGCCACACCGAGTAGTTTATACCTTGTCGCGGGTGGTGGTGGGGGTGGGATCGCTTCTAATGGGGGAGGCTTTAACCACTCCCACGCCGATGCTGGTCGGACTCAAGCTTCTCTTCAGAATTCATGGCCGGCGGCGACGGCAGCTCAGTGGGGCAGTGGTGGTGGGGCTTCATACGGTGTGACTGGCCTCGGTACGTCGAATTATACCTCACTCCCGACTGGTGGTGAGAGGCCATATGAAGGTGCCGAAGGAGGAGCTCACGGCCACAATGGTTCGTATACCAACTTTGGTGGATTTGGTGGTGGTGGTGGTTCTGGGGCACATTCGGCTGGTGGTGGGGGTGGATATGTAGGTGGCAAAGCGGCACCAGCTTACAATTTTTCCGGTGGTTATGGTGGTTCCTCGAGGAATAATGGTACAAACGTTACATTTGGATACGACTCGACGGTCCCAATACAAGGTAAAGTTATCATAACCCTAAATTAATATAGGGGTAAAGTATATATGCTGACCCAAGTATTAGAACAGATGTTTCCGGGTGAACCTTATACGTCCGATGGAACCACATGGGAGAGTGTCGTTTTTGAAAATCTAGCAAAACCCGATGATGAGGCGTACGAATATACACTCTATAAACTCACGAATGTCGAGGCGATCAAACAGTTTCGAGAGGAACGGAACGCTCTCCTCGATAAGAGCGATAAGTACATGACCTCAGATTATCCACATAATTTGGTAAAAGATATTCAAGATTGGAAAGACTACCGCCAGGCTCTAAGGGATCTCCCTATAACAGCCCGACCAACTTTAGATGAAGATGGGAAACTCACTGGTGTTGAGTGGCCCGTCATACCAGGTCAGTAGAAGTCCCCACACCTAATAACACGTAAATCATTTCTTACGCTATATTAGATGTCTGTGAATACTGTGGGTTCATTTTTGAACATCAGGGATTCACACCTTCGTGTGGTCTCAGGTAACGTTTACGCAACAGCAATGAATATCGGGGGTATAAATGTCGATGTCGCACAAGGTCTCCAGAGCGTCACGAATCAGGGAAATGTCACATCCAATACACTTCAATTTTCGAACGCGACCACGGCTTTCGTCACTACGGGGAACGTTTCGGTGGGTCGCGATCTCACGGTTACCGGGAACACCCTCGTTTCCTCCAATTTAACTGTTACTGGGAACGTTTTGGTTTCGGATGACTTGACAGTTACTGGGAACGTCGCCATGGATACAGACACTCTTTTCGTGAACGCGACAACTTCTAATGTAGGGATCGGGACGGTAACACCTGGGTATACGCTTGATGTTGCCGGTGATATAAACTTCTCGGGAACTTTCAATCAAAATGGAGCCCCGTTTGTGTCCTCCCCGTGGACGACGACGGGGGCTGACCTTTCTTATACGACGGGGAACGTTTCAGTAGGGAAAGATTTAACCGTGACTGGGTTCGTCGGGAATTCTGGAACTGGGGCCATACTCGTTCCGAGTGGGACGACTGCACAACAACCTGCCGGGGTTAACGGTATGCTCCGGTATAACTCCACAACCGGGTACATGGAAGCGTACACAGCGTCTGGGTGGGGGTCTATCACACCACCTCCAACAGTACAAACAATTAGTCCCACATCCGTCGCAGTAGCTGATGTCACTACACAGGTCTTCACAGTCACGGGGGCTTTCTTTGATGCTCAGACCACAGTTCAACTTCAAGGGGCTGACCTTACACTTTATAACGTGACCGATTTCGTATTTACAAATTCGGGTTCGCTCGGGTTTAAGATAGGAACCATGGCTACCGGACAACTCGCAAATAGACCCTATAAGGTTGTCGTGACGATCGGGGGTGGTCTCACGACAACGAGTGCCGCAACCCTAAATGTTGGTGCGGCGACTTGGACCTCACCGGCGGCTGGTGCGACCCTGGCCACCTTCAATATGGCCGCGTCCGCGAATAATACGGAATTAGCGGCTACAGACGACGTTGGGGGTAGCGGTGTGACATACTCTGTAGCACCTTCAAGTGCCGCCTTACCCTCGGGACTCACTCTTAACGGGATTACGGGTGCGATAACAGGTACTATCGGGGCGGTGGGTACGACGAGTGTAACATTCCGAGTCACTGATAATGCGTCTGGGACGTTCGCCGAGAGAACATTCAGTATCGTGGCGGTGAATGAGTTGTACACCTGGTCCCCAAATCCATTTACATTCGGAGCCGCGAGGGTGAATGGGAGTGGTGCCGAACCCACAACGAACGAGACACAGGCGAGTCAGCTATTTGGGGCTAACCTCGGCGATTTTATTGCTAAATCGACTTATTCATCTGCGGCGTGGAGAACTAACACCGCATACTTTAAATTGGGGGCTTCAGGGGTGGACTCTGCCGAAACCGGATTTCAACTTTGGACTGTACCCAAAACCGGTACGTACACAATTAAAGCGTACGGAGCCTCGGGGGGTGGGTTGAACGTCGGCGGCTCCGGAAGCGGACCTACGTACGGTGGTTTTGGTGCATGGACCCAAGGAAACTTTGCGTTAACTACGGGTGAAAAGTTACTTATTATCGTAGGACACGTGGGTCGCGACGGGACGTCATACAACGCGACAGCTTCAGGTGGTGGTGGTGGTACTTATGTTCTTAAAGAGTTAGGTGCTAGTACTGCCATAAGCAACGCAAGTATTTATTGTATTGCGGGGGGTGGTGGAGGTGGAAGGGACAAAAACGTAGTAAGTACCACCGCCGGCGGTGGGCCGGGTATAGCCGGTCAAGCCGCTGAGATTACTTCCGGTGGGGGTGGTACTGTGTCAGCAAACTATGGCTCTGGTGGTGGCGCAGGTTATTTTGCGGATGGGAATGTACCCACCTCCACCACCTCCGGCCTTCAGGCAACGAGACCCTATGCAGGCTCCCATGGCGGGTACGGTTCATGGAGTTGGGGGTCGAGTCATGGCTACGGAAACAGGTATGGTGGTTTTGGTGGAGGCGGAGGAAATGGGGCCCACGATCCGGGTGGTGGTGGTGGCTACACGGGTGGTGGTGGGTCAACGTTTGGTTACAATCAGTCCCCAAATATCTCCCAAGGTGGTACATCTAGAAATAACGGGATCTCAGGAACTATTTCTTTTGGTAATAGCATTGAAATCGCCGCGAATGGTTCCGTTACCGTAACCCTAAATTAATATCGGGGTAAAATATATATGCTCTCCCAAGTATTAGAAAAAATGTTTCCGGGTGAACCCTATACCTCCGACGGTACCACGTGGGATAGTGTCGTTTTTAAAAATATAGCAAAACCCGGTGATGAGACGTACGAATATACACTCTACAGACTCACGAACGTCGAGGCGATCAAACAGTTTAGGGAGGAGCGGAACGCTCTCCTCGATAAGAGTGATAAGTACGTAACCCCAGATTACCCACACAGACTCGAACTGGATATCCAGAACTGGAAGGACTACCGCCAGGCCCTCCGACACCTCCCGGGGACGGTCAAACCAACTTTAGATAAAGATGGAAACCTCAAGGATGTCGTGTGGCCTACCCCTCCCACTACACTCACGGGGGGTGCTCAAGATACGCTAACACAACGTAGAGTTTCTAAATTGGTGAACGAAAACACGAAATTAAGTTCGAAAATAACGGCACTCGAGCGTCGGTCAACGGATCATGAACTCAAACTGATAAGGTTAAGTAAACTTCTCGAAAAGTAGAAACTTAGAGAAAATACACGCATTCATATCAAGTATGGATCGGATTATTGATTGTATAGGTCTTGTGAGTGCCGTTTTAATCGCAATCATGTTCGTACCCCAGATCGTACACGTATACAAAACGAAGGATACGGATGCACTCAACTATACCTTCCTTGGTACGAATATAGTCGCGAGTATTCTGGGTCTCGTATACTCCATCTACTATACGGTAATTCCCATGATTGTTGCCAATACATCAGCCGGTCTTTTTTCAATATCGC